GAATTAGATTTTGTATATATTGCATCAGACGGAAAAAGATTTTTAGATAAAGACAAGGCAGAAAATCACGAAACTAAAATACAGCACGACATTTTTCAAATAGACAGATTAGAAGAAGCAATGAACAATTGGAATTAAGCAATCCCCATAAAACTTATACCATCTTTTCCACAATACTCACAGATCTGCTTATATAGTTCTTTTGAGAAAGCAGTTAATTCATCTTCTGATCTAATTATATCTTTTGGTGGGTTAAATATTTCTTCAAGAAAGTGTAAAACATCTTCATTGTTCTGACTTGTCATCTCAATATTTTCTAATCTTTTGAGAATATTTAATACATTTTTGGCTATTAATTCTATTAATTCTGAATCTGTTATCTTTTTCATAATTATAATATAAATACTATTAATTTTAACAACAATATTGTTTTTATACCACAATATATTGTAATCTACGATTAAGGACAACCTATGATTTTACCTATTACAATAAAATCAAGAAATGTTTTAGATAGATTACATTGGGCAAAAAAAAGAAGGCTCAAGCAGGAATATGCACTCCTGATTCGCAACCAAATGAGGACAAAACCACACTATGGAAAATTAATAACAGAACCGACAAAATTTACACTTGAAATAGTAAGTTATAGAAAAAGGTATTTGGATTTTGATAATTTGGTAGGAGGCTGCAAACAGTTGATTGATGCTATGATAGAGGAACAATTTATATGGGACGATTCTCCAAAATGGATAGATCTACGAGTAAAACAAGTCCTGAATCGAGAAAGACCATTATTAAAAAAGTATCACAACAAAACTTATATAGTAAGGTATTAATGGAAAGATCACATAAATACCTGCAATATTTAAGAGAACAAGATCATTGTTCATTATGTTATAAGTATGGCAATATAGAGCCTCATCATATAGATCAGGTAGGAATGGGTAGAGATAGAAAGAAAAATCTCCGTGTCCATTTTACAGCAATTCCTGTATGTAGGCCCTGCCACACAGAATACCATAATTTAGGAAAGAAAATGTATAGTATTAAACATCAAGTCAATCCATACGAAATAGCTTTGTATTGGTTAAGTAAGTATTTAATGAAAGGAATAAATGGCTCGTCCCAAAAAGTATGACATACCCCCTGAAAAAGTAGAGCAGTTGGCTCGTTATGGCTGTACTAATACAGAAATAGCACAATTTTATGGGTGTGATGAATCTCTTATTCGTAAGAGTTATTCCGAATTTCTTACAAAAGGGAGGGCAGAAGGAAAAACTAATTTAAGAAAGTGGCAATATAATGTAGCTAAAAAAGGTAATGTCACTATGTTGATATGGCTTGGTAAGCAGGTATTAGGACAATCAGAAAACCCAATGGTTATGGAAGATGAGTTAGTTGAAGGCTTTGATCTTGAAGTCCTTTAAAGTATTCCAACATCAGAATAAATTTATAAGAAGTGAAGCAAAATATCCTGCATTGGTAGCAGGTTATGGATCAGGTAAGACAGTAGCCTTTGTATTAAAGGCCATATTAGAAGCAGGTAGAAACCCTAAAAAAACAATCTTATTATCAGAACCTACATTCCCTATGATAAGAGATGTCCTACAACCCACACTTGAAGATACACTCAAAGAACTTGGATTTAAATACAAGTATAGAGCAAGTGAAATGAAATATACCATTATATGGAAACATGGTTACTCTAACATTATATTGAGATCTGCAGAAAACTACAGGAGATGGGCAGGACTTAATCTTGCAGGGTTTGGTATAGATGAGGCAGCACTACTTAAAGATGATAAAGCATGGAAGATGGGGTTATCAAGATTAAGAGATGGTAATCATTTGTCAGGTTGGATTACCACAACACCTGAAGGATTTAATTTTGTATATGATCTATGGAAGGATCAACCAAAGAATGGATATGATCTGATTAAAGGTAAGACTACTGATAATACTTTTCTACCACAAGACTTCATAGATTCCTTATATGAAAATTATGATAACAAACTAATCAGTAGTTATATTCATGGTAATTTTGTAAATTTGCAATACGGAACTTGTTATTATGGTTTTGATAGAGTTAAAAATGTAGAGCAAGTTTCTTATAATAGTTCCCTACCTATTAGAATAGCAATGGATTTCAATGTAGATCCAATCAGTTGTGTCTTATTTCAGATATACAAAGATAAACCGAGAGTAAGAGTGTTTGATGAGATGCAGTTAAGTCATAGTGGAGGCTATGAGTTAATGACTGAAAGAATTGCTAAACTAATAAAAGAAAAATATCCATACGAGAATCCCAACCTATTACAACCAAGTTACAAAAAGGTTGATACAACAGGACACTATATATGTTATCCTGACCCTGCAGGAAAGAATAGACACACATCAGCATTGATGTCTGATCACGATATTCTACGACAACAGGGTTTTGGTTTAAGAGTAAAGAAGAAAGCACCATTGGTAACAGATAGTGTCAATGCAGTAAATAAAGCAATGGAGTTTACAATAGTAGATCCAAAATGTAAGGAGTTCATTAAAGACTTGGAACAGGTAGTATTAAAAGAAGGTACAAGAGATATAGACAAATCCAATTCAGAAAGAACACACCTGACAGATGCTTTTAGATATAGTATTGATTATGAATTTCCTGTTAAGAAACCATTAACAAAAACTTATATGGCATAGGAGAGGGAATGATAGTATATTCAAATGCAAAAGACATAGTAGAGGAATCAATAAGACAATTAAAGTGGGAAAATCAAAGTGCTATGCTTGATTTAAGAGATGAGGCACTTGATTATTACACATTCAATAATACTGCTAAATATATAGATCAGTATTTTTCAGGATCATTACAACAAGAAATACCAATCTACAATGTCAATCTTACCAAGAAACTAATCAATCGTATATCGCTTGTATATAAAGATGCGCCTATAAGAGATGTAGAACATGATTCTTATTATGAACTAACACAGGATAAAGATTGGAGAATGAAATCATTTGAGAGAATCCACAATCTACTTGGGACAGTAGCAATTCATATAGCTTGGGAAGATGGTAGCTTTAAATACAATCCTGTAATGAATTTTGTTCCCATTATGGATCCATACGATCCACTTAAACCTATAGGTGTAACATATCCACTTAATAAGGCCACAGGAGATTGGAGGCAAACAAAAGAAGATATTTTTGTATATTGGAGTGCTGAAGAACATTATATGTTTGATAGTGCAGGTAGTATCATTAAGGTCAATGAAGATAATGTAAATCCTTATGGGGTATTACCTTTTGTATTTGTTCAACCTACTCACATGGTAGATGAGTTTTGGAATGAAGGGGCAATAGATATAGCATTAGGTAATAAACAAATAGATCTTGCTATGACTATGCTACAACACCATATCAGAACAGCAGGAGGACAATTTGTTATTGAGGGTAGAGTAGATGCCAACAATATCCAATTAGGACTTAATAAGGTAGTGGTAGTAGATGAGGGTAATATGAGTAATCTTTCAACCAATACAGATGTTACGAGCATCAAGACAGGCATTGAGTTCCAACTTAAAACAATAGCATTTAATAACAACCTAAACTTTGATTTTGGTTTATCAGGTAGTAAATCAGGTGTAGCATTAAAGATAGAGAATTTAGAATTACTTGAAGCACGAGAAGATGAGGTAGAAAAGTGGAGAAGGTCAGAAAAAGAGATCTATAATGTTGAAAGACAAATACTACAGGTAGAAACAGGACTACAATTACCTGATCAGATAACACTTGATTATGCAGAAGTTAAATTCCCTGATTATGATAAAGAAAGAGAAGAATGGGATTGGAAGTTCAAACATGGATTAGCAGATAGGTATGACTACCTAATGGCTCAAGATCCTGACAAATTCCCTGATAGACAAACAGCAATAGACTTTTTAGATGAAAAGAAACAGGAAACAGATAATGTTAATAACCTATTTAAACTAAACAGAACTAATGGCGAGAACACTAACCAACTACCTGAATAAAATAACAACTCTTGAAGAAAAAATAGATAAAGAAATAGAGGAGTTATTAAAAGCAGTAGATATAGATAAACTACTTTTAAATCCACAACCCTATATGGAAGAACTATCCAAACAATTCTTTGAATCACTTGATGATGAGTTAAAGGAAGCAATACAGGCAGGGGAAGTAAAAGCAGATCGTATCATAAGGAGTATCAAATGAGTAAAGGAACA